GCAAGCTCATGCGGCAAACCGAACGCCAAAAAGAAAACACCTTCATCCAAGGTGGAGCTACCGAAGACGGCACCCGCGTCATGGAGTCCAACGACGGCGAGATAATCCGCGTCGATAACCCCGAGCGCATCAAGACGGTCACCTTCGGCGGACCCAACCAGGCCTGCCTCGCGATCTTTCAACAGACACATGACCTCTTTAATCGCCAGGCCGGCAACCTGGATCTCTTGGCCGGCGCCGCGCCTCAGTCGCGGACCCTGGGCCAGGACAAGATGCTTGAGGCCAATGCGTCGAGCCAGGTCAACGAGATGCAGGATCGAACGGTCAGCTTCGTTGGCGAAGTGGTCAAGTCGCTTCTGTGGTATTGGTGGCATGACCCCTTTACGACCATGAAGAGCACGTACAGCGCGCCGGGCGTTCCGGACATCGTGATCCCGCGCCGCGCCAAGCCCGAGCATCGCCAGAAGATCAAGTGGGACGATCTCGACATGAAGGTCGATCCCTACTCCATGCAGCCCCAGACTCCGCAACAGCGGTTCCAGGGCCTCAACCAAATCGTGCAGCAAGTCTTGATGCCGATGATGCAGCTGGCTCAACAGCAAGGCATCGCGCTCGATCTCCATGCCTACTTGGAGAAGGCGGGCAAGTACCTGGATCAACCGGATCTGCAAGAGATTCTGACGATCATGAATCAGTCTCAGGCGCAGCAGCCCCAGGGCGGCGGTGGCGGCGGTGCGGCTGCCGGCGGCATGCAAAAGCCGGCGAACACGACGCGCACCTACGAGCGGCATAGCTCGGGCGCGGCCTCGCGGTACGGGACGGATCTGGGCCGGCTGAACGCCATGGCCCCATCACAGAACGGCAACGGTCAGCAGAAGCCGCTGGGAGGAGCAGGGCAATGATTTATGGAATGGATCTGAACCGGGTTTGGCACAAGGTCAAATCCGTCACGCTGTCGCATATCGACATCCAGTGCCGAGAAGGCCCCGTGTCGTTCTCTCGACTCGTGACCGACAAGAACGTGTGTGTCAGCTACTCCGGCAATATGTGTGTGACGTGCTTCCCGCCGGAGAAGCCAAAGCCCAACAGGGCGTCCTGAGCCAACATCTTCGAGCAGGAGAAACGGCGAATGGTCAATGCGTGGCGTGATTCGTGGCGACAAGTACTTCCTCGATGGCAAGGAAGTGACGCAAGCAGAGTTCGACCAGGCCTTGCCGGATGCACCGAAGGGCGGCAAACCCTTCGAGAGCAAGCATTGCAACTCCTGGCCGATATACTCCGACGCGCTGGCGGTCCACCCGCTGGATGTGGAGGAAGCCCGGCAGGACAGCAGGGCGAAGGGAGTGGCAACGGAGTTTCTTCCGGACGGCCGAGCGGTCCTCACTGATCGGGGGCATCGCAAGAAGTACATGCGTGCCTATGGCTTTCATGACCGGAAAGGCGGGTACGGGGACTAATGGACACAACAATCATCGACAAGTACGGCTGGCCAGGCGCCATTGCTATCGTCATGGCCTTTGTGCTGTGGACCCTGGGCAAGTGGTTCAAAATCTGGGCCGACAGGTTCTTGGACCGCGGCATCCAGCATATCGACCTGACCGACAGGTGCCTGAAGACGAACTCCGAGATGCAGGAGAAGCTGCTCACCACCCAGCAGGAGATCGTCAAGAATCACGCGATCACGGCCGAGAACACGGCCTCGATCCTGGCGCACGTCAAGGGCTTCGAGTGCAAATTCAGCCCTGCCTTCAAGTGCGAATTCAAAGGGGACAAGCAAGCTTAGGTTTCCCGGTTTCTGTTTCAAGGAGAATTTCAATGAAGAGAATCTACCACTGGCTCTTGGCCTTGCTCACGGCAGTTAGCTCCTGCTCGGAACTCCCGGCCGGCGACAGCAAGCACTGACTGCCTTGCGCCCCTGTGCGGTTCGCACAACGGACGAAGGGTTCAGTCACCGACTGCGTTTGCCAAGTGTATCAAGACGGCAAAGGAGGCTCCGGTACCTGGATCGGCTACAACCCGGAAACGAAGATTGCCCTGGTGATAAGCGCGGCACACATCTTCGACGCCTACGGCGAGGTCAAGGTTACCACCCAGGAAGGCAAGGAGCACGGCGGGCTGGTGCTGGTGCTGGACAGGGAGAACGACATTGCCGTGCTGGAGGTCAAGGTGCCCTACAAGCCCGACTGCTCCATCCTGGCCGATATCGAACCCCAGCCCGATGCCGACGTGTGGAAGTGTGGCTTCCCCGTTTACTACGACGAAGGCAATACGGTCTGCGTCAGGTACGGGACGGTTCGTACCGTCTCTGGCGGATTCACGGCCAAGGTGACCGTTCGTTCCGGGGATTCGGGCGGCGGCGTGTTCAACAAGGACGGGCTCCTTGTCTCCGTCGTCAGCGGCTTTCTCACTAACGAGCCCGCCGTCATGATCGGTGCAAAGCTGACCGACCTTCACGCGGCCATTGAAAGAGTCGGCTGGGAGGAGTGCTGCATCTTCAAGCGGCACAAGAAGAAAAAGGGTGGCGGCTCACCTGGCGGGCCGCCACCAAAACAAGGCTCAATGCCCACGCCTCCGAAGCAGCCGCAGATGCCGGACACCCCGCCGGCCGCTCCGAACACGGCGAGCCCTCCCGCCACGGTTCCGCCCGCCAAGGATGGACTGAACGGCAAGGACGGGGCCAATGGCAAGGACGGCAAGGATGGAAAGGACGCCGACCCGGACGCGATCGCCGCGGCCGTGCTGAAGCAGTTCTTGCCCGTACTGGACGCCAGAGAGCAAAAGCTGCAAGTGCAGATCGACGCGATCAGGAGGCAGGTCGAGCAACTGTCGATCACGGTTACGACTCTGGAACCGATCAAGTGACCAGTAGTGACCAGAAGTGACCAGAAGTGACCACCGGATCTTCGATGTGGAGGTCCTTAAACCCTTTGTTAGGAGAGCAGCAGCTATGGACCCTGAACTCGTCAAGCAGTTAAACAACGCGCACGCTCGCGGCATCGCGATGTCGGGCACGTACGCCGAGCAGCATGCGATGGTCATTACCAGCGCCATGCACTACGACAACCGGCTCCTGAACGGCTTTCTGGCTTCGCAACTCTTTAACTTGGACCTAATCCAGGCAAAGAGCGCGTTCCATACGCCGGTCGAGCCCTCGGCCTCCCCAACTCCTCAAGGACCACAGAAGTAAGGGGCACACGCAATGAACGAGCAGGGCAAACCACTCAGCGATAACGAGTTCGGTAAAGCGATCCTTGACGATGTGCAAAACTTCGAGGACGATGTTCGGGCAAAAATAGCCGACATGACCGACAAGATGAGGCAGCAAAACAAGGAGATGACGGCGATGGTTGCAGGAATAAAAGACCTGCAATCGTCGCCGCTTTAGCTACCGAGGACTTCCGATGAGTGGTCTCAATGGCGTACTAGGAGAATCGCGAGCGCGGCTGCTGGCCGTGCTGGCACATAACCAAAACGAAGCCAGCGCCCAGGCCCGGGCGGTGGCCGCCAGACAGCAAGGCCTCGATCCTGGCCAGTTCGCGACTGTCTACCCAGGCACAAAACAAACGGCGACCACGACCTTCAACGGTGTGGGAGCTCTAAAGGGTGCCCTTTTGGGCGCGGCAATCGCGGCTGGCTGCCTTGTTGGCGGCGGGTCCTTGGTCTCCATGCTCATGCCCAGGCCGGCAGTCACGCAGCCGACGCCGGTTGTGCAGCCGACCAGGCCGGTTGCAACTTCGGCTGCGCCGCTCGAAATGAACCGGGTAACGAAGCGCTATACCGCCAACGGCGTGGCCGTGCTGAGCACGGTGCGCGTCCGCGAGATGCCCGACGGCACATGGCAAAAACAAGTCAATGGGGAGTGGATAGCCGACGACGGCAAGTAATCGGTCTCCGAGCAGGAGAAACGATATGCTTCAATGGCAAATGAGATCACGTTCACCGGCAGCCTGACGGTCTACAAATCTTCCGTAATGTCCGCCGCGCTGGGCCGATCCATCACGGCGCTGCTGCGCAACATGGGCGCCAACTTCATCACCGAGGGCTCAATCTCGATCGCGACTACGGCAACGGCCATACCGCTGGGCCAGGTCGTTCAGCCGCACTGGGCCTTCTTCATCAACATGGACCCGACAAATTATCTCACGCTGGCCAACGGCGCCGCAGGTGCGATCTTCGCTCGATTGCTGGCGGGAGATCCGGCCTTTGTGCCGCTCGACCCGGCCTGCGTTCCCTACGGAATTGCAAATACGGGCGCTTGTGTACTTGAATATTTGATTGCCTCCCTTTAGAATTGGATTCGACCGAGCAGGAGATTCGAGTAGGCCGTTGCTAGAGCCTGTGGTTTCTCCAGAGCGATCCTTACCGCCCGCATCAACTCCGGAAGCAAGTCTTCCTGTTTCGGCCCTCCCTACGCCTGCTACCAAACCATCGATCGTCGATCAGTACGAGCTGGGCGATACCGGCTACGACAATAGCGCAGTTCTTTCCAGTGACCCTGCAACGTCCGAGGAAGCTCCGGCGGTAGCACCACTGCCGGAGCCGGCCTCGTCTCGTCCGCGCGATGCCAGCGGTCGCTTTCTGCCGCAAGACGGTCCCAAGCACTCCTCACGCACGCTCCGCATGGCGCAAGACCTCGGCCTCTCCGATCAGGAGATTGCCGAAACTCCGCCCGACATGCTCGACGACGTGGTCTACCACATGAACCGCCAGGCCATGAAACTGGCCCGCGAGCACTCCACACAAGCACTTCTCCAGTCTCCCGGTGACAGGACGCTTGCTCAGCAGCCCCCGAAGTCTGCCGGGCAAGCCCCGCCGGAGCCCGACGAAGAGGGGTTCGGCGCCCTGGAAGAGCAGCTCGACCCCAATCTGATGGGTGTCATCAAGCGCCAAGCCAAGGAGATGAAAGAGCTGAAGGCCATGATCGGCCAGCTTGCACAGCACGAACAAGTACGACAGACCGAGTCGATGGCCCAACAGATCGACCGCGCTTTTGAGGGCCTGGGTGAAGCCTACCAGGGGATATTGGGCAAGGGCCGCGGCATCGAGCTGCAAGCCGACTCGCCCCACTACGCGCGGCGCCTGGCCGTTCTCGCGGAAGTGCAACGGGCCAATACGCCAGGCACGATGGAGCAACAAATCACCAAGGCGGTCAAGACGTTGTACGGCGATCGCGGCCCGAAGCAGGCAGCACAGCCGGCCGGCCGGCAGCCGGCAGCGCGGCGCAACGGCTATTCAGCCGAGGAGTGGGAGCGGGGCGGTCTGGCCCGTCCGACCCAGAGGGCCGGCGCAGCCGAACCCCCTGGCGATCAGAAGGCCATGCGTACCGCGGCCGCGTTCATGAGAGAGCAGGGAGTTTTGGACGAACCGGAATTGTCGCCTGATGCGTTTCCTGAGTAACGATTTCGAGCAGGGCCACTAAGGAGCCGACATGGTAGCCCCGAATATTCAGGCCGATAACTTGGCCGACCTGGTAGCCGCGACCCTGCGCGACCTCGGAGAAATGCGGATCACGGAGATCGCAACCGATCTCCAAGATCACGTGGCAATGCGGGTCCTCCTCAAACGGGACCGGATTCAATTAGAGAGCGGCTATGGCGTCCAGTGGGACGTGATGGTCACTCAGTCAGGCGCCGCCAAGTTCGTTGGGCTCTACGCCAGCGACTCGGTGAACGTCGGCGACGTGCTGGTCCAGGCGAATGCCCCGTGGCGGCACTCGACCACGAACTACGCCTTCGACGAGCGCGAAATTGCGATGAACCGCACGCCGCGGCGCATCGTCGATCTCCTCAAGGTGCGGCGCATCGACGGCATGGTCTCCATGGCCGAACTGATGGAGAATGCCTTCTGGTCGTATCCCCAATCGACCGACACCCTCACTCCCTACGGCGTGTTCTACTGGATCACCAAGAACGCCACCGAGGGCTTCAACGGTGGAGCCAACACCGGCTACACCACGGTCGCCGGCCTGAACCCGACAACCTATCCACGGTGGCAGAACTGGACCTACCAGTACACCTCCGTCTCACGCGACGATCTCATTCGCCACTGGCGGCAGGCGGCAACGAAGACCTACTTCCGTCCGCCGGTCGATGGCATCCCGACCTTCAACACGGGCGACAAGTACGGCTTCTACACGAACTACGCCGCCTTGGGCCAGCTCGAAGAGGCTGTCGAGTCCCAGAACGAAGACCTGGGCAACGACCTGGCCTCGAAGGACGGCACCACGATCTTCCGCCGCGTGCCGGTGACCTACGTTCCGAAACTCGATGCCGACACCACGAACCCGGTTCTCGGCATCAATTGGGGGGTGTTCAAAACCTACATCCTTCGCGGGTGGTGGCTCAAGGAGACCAAGGTCTCCATCACTCCCGGACAACACACCGTTGCCTCGGTCCATGTGGACTCGACGCTCAACTGGATTTGCAAAGACCGCCGTCGCAACTTCGTGCTCGCGACCGGCACCACGTACGCCGCGTAATTGGTGGCCCTATTCGAGAGATTCTTCTGAGCAGGCTTTAGGAGACAACTGCAATGGCAATGAAGACTGTCGAGTACCTGGCCAACCTGGCGGCCAATACCGATCGCGGCCCTTCCCGCGCAATTTGGGGCAACTGCAACGTCGAGGAAATGCTTCAGGACCCGAACCTGGGGCAATACTTCTTCGACGATTTTCTGATGGCCGGCAACCTGTCCACCACGAACGCTATCGGCAACATGGGCCAGTGGGCAACGTGGGCCGACACCGCCACTATCCTGGGCGTGGACCCGCAGCAAGACGGCGGGGTCATCCTGCTGTCGGACAACGGCAACATCACCAAGAACGTCACCCTGGGCTCCAACGGCGGCTCCTTCCGCATGCTGTCGGCGGCCTCTGGCTTTCCGCTCACCACGAAACTGTTCTTCGAGTGCCGCGTGGCGGTCGGCTCGATCACCACGGCGAAACGCGATGCGTTCATCGGCCTGGTGGACAACACCACGACCTTCTCGACGGCCTCGGCCACCGGCGTCATCAATGCCAGCAACGCGCTGCAGACCGTGCCCAACCTGTTCGGCTTCCACTTCCGCGCAACGACCAACCCAACCGACGTTGGCCTGGCCTTCAACGTGGCCGGCGGCACCGTGCAGTACCCAACGGGCTTGCAAACGCTTTCGCTCACCGTGTCAGGCGCGGCTCTCACGGCCTACGCGGCAGGCGCGGCCGGCGCACTTGCCACGGGCTTCATCAAGTTGGGCTTCATCTACGACCCGACTCCGCAGCTGTCGCCGATGCAGATTTCGAGCGCCAGCTCGGGCCAGACGGCCGGCACCCTGCGGAAGCCGATGATTAAGGTTTACGTCAACGGTCTACCGGCGCCGGCTTTCCTGACGGCCGACGCAAACATTCAGGTTGCCACCTTCCCGACCGGGTGGCTTGCGCCTGCGATCAGCTATACCTCCCGCGCGGCGGCTGCCAGCGGCGGGCTCTATGTGGACTGGATTCGCGTAGCCCAGCTCGCCAACTCGTAAGAGGGCTGGCCATGCCGGCAAAGAGTGAGGCCCAACGACGCTACTTGAATGCGAAGTTCGGCCACAAGTGGGTGAAGAAACACCACTTCGACAACGCGGGCAAGTTGCCCAAGCATGTGAAACCGAAAAAGCGGCGAGTGGGAACCAACGAGTACCAAGACTGAGAGGCCAACAATGCCAAGAGAAACGGCGAGCTATGGCGGAAAGGCCGGCCACGCGCACCGGCACCACAACGCCAAGGCCCCGCACCATGTCTTGTCGAGCCACGCGGCGCACGTCAAGGGCGATGCCATGGCGCACGACACCCACCACAAGCACAACAAGGAGCACGGAGCCGGCAGCTTCGATAGCCCCGAACACTACCAAGACGGCGGCATGGACCATCACTTGGGCTGCAACGGCGAAGCGGACTAAGCCCCGCATGGTCAGTGCCATCGATGAGGATTAGCGTGTGGCGGAATCAACTCTCTCACTTCAGTACACCGATCTGGCCGGCGAAGTAGGTTTCCTACTCGGCTATGGTCGGGGTGCGGAACTGGGAGATCCAGCCTGGACGCCACAACAGCAAACGGCGATCGACTCCTGCGTCAAATCCGGATTGCGGAATTTCTATGTCCCGACCGAAGGCTACGACTGGTCGTTCATGCGGCCGACGATCACGCTCGACTTCCCGCTGAACGCGCAGACGGTCACGCTGCCCGACGACTTCGGGGGCATCGAAGGCCAGATCACCTTGAAGTCCACGTCCTCGCAGGTCTCCTGGCCGATCCCAGTGATGGGTGAAGGCCTGGTACGCGAGCGCTACTCCATGCTCCCTGCTGCCACGGGCCGACCGCAGTTCGCGGCCCTCGTTCCCTTGCGAGCGACGACGGCGACCGCCGGCCAGAGACAGCAGCTCTTCTTCTTCCCGGCCGCGGATCAGGGGTACACGATTCAGTTCAGCTATTACGTGCTGCCGGATTATCTGAACAAAGCCTTCCCGTACGCGATGGGCGGCATGCAGCACATCGAGACGATCCTGGAAAGTTGCCTGGCCGTGGCGGAGAGACGGCTCGACAACCAAGACGACGGCCCGCATGCCCGCGACTTCAGAATGAGAATGGCGGCCTCGATCGCTTACGACCGCAAGCTCAAGCCCCAGAAGCTCGGTTACAACGGCGACAAGTCGGACATGACTCGCCTCCACAAACAGGATCAGCACTGGTTGAACCTGATTACCGTGCATGGAGTGCAGTACGCACTAGCCATTATTTTGATGGGTTGCGCGATGACACTCGGCGCATAGGGGAATTACATGTTTATGATTTGGCGGCTTGTAGCCGCGATCATGGTGATAGTGTTTTGCCTTCATGCCGCATTGCAAACAGGCAAGCGTGGACACGCGCGGCAGCCGGCCATCACGAATTGCCATCCAAACATACTTGCCGGCCTTCAATTGCGCCTTTTGTTTGGGCGTTCCGGAACGTCGGAGCTTGCGCATTCGCTCTCGAAAGAACGCGCGTCCCTTTTCGCTCGTGTTCCAACGGTGCCTAGTTTCTTTGTGGCACAGCTTACACTGGTTTTGCCACTTGTGAAATTCAGCAATGGGCTTGAGCCTGGTGCATGCCGAGCAGCGTTTACTTAACGTTGTGGCCATTGCAATATTGTACGAAATGTTCAAGTAATAGGTGCAGTACTAATGGTATTTGACGAACTCAGCAATCCGACGTGGGCAAGGGTGGCGCCGGTCAATGCCAACAACAACGGCTTCCCCGCGCGCATCAACACGGTCACACAGCCGTCTGGAACGGGCGTGGTCGAGTTCGGCGGGACGCTGGGCGGTTTCTGTCCCCGCAATCTGGTCCTCCTGCCCTACGGCACCGGGGTCGCCACCAACACGTTCTTGATGAACATTCTGGGCTGGCGAGCCACGGCCTTGGCTGTCGGCCAACCGCTCTGGACTCCGATTCAATTGGGCGCGTTCACGGTGACGCTCGGCACGGGCACGGGCGTAGCGGGCGCTGACCTGGACACGACGGCCCTGTTCGCAACCACGATTACCACGACGTACGGGCCTACCTTCGTGACGGCCGGCCAAGTGCCTTTCGTCCCGGCCCACTGGTTCGAATTGTCTCCGGGAACGAACGTGCAGGGTGCGATCGTGGTTCCATCCCTGGGCTTCCGGTTCTTGGAAGTGATCTTCAGCACGGGCGCCTCGGCGACCGGCTGCAACGCCCTTTACTGCAAACTGTAGTGTTGACGCCGGGCAAGAGGAGTTCCGATGTCAAGACGGCAAGATATCCAAGATGCAACCGGGCGGGTCGAGTACCTGGCCGGCCGTGGCACCCTTCAAGCATGGGGGACCGCGGCGCCGACCAACGGCGTCACCGGCTTTGCCCCGGGCTGCCAGTGGCAGGACATCAAGAACGGCAAGGTGTACGTCAACTCCGGCGTCGGGGCCTCGTTCACCAACGCGCAGTGGGTCGAGGATGACGGCACCAGCGGCGCCGGCAATCTCTTCGGCGGCGGAACCGCCCTGGCTCTTGGCTCAGGCAACATCTACCGCAACGTGTTTGGCCCGGCCGGCTCCTCGCCTGCACTCACGGCCGCCGACATTGTTGTCGATGTGTACTCCCTGCCGGCCAACTCCTTCGACGGCACCGGCTTCCGCGGTCTGTCGATCACCGCGGCCGGCAACTTTGCGGCCAATGTCAACGCCAAGGTTCCGAAAATCTTCATCGGCTGCACAACGGCGGTAATTGGCTCGGCCGTGACAGGGGGCACGGCAATAGCCACGGGCACCACCGGCAACGGTGTCGGCTGGTTCCTCAACAGCCAGGTATTCAAGTATGGCGCGGCCAACAGCAACACGCAGATTTGGCAAGAGACCGCGACCGTAACCGGCACGGCTCACGGCGGTATGTCAACGGCAGCGGCACTCACGATGACCGAAAACGCGGCGATCCTAATTGCCGTGACCATGAATTGCACCACGACCAACACGGACGGAACTCTGTGGTGGTGGGAAGTTTCCGCCTTCAATTAGCGAGCAGCAACCATGACAGGACGCAATGACCCGTGCCCGTGTGGGAGCGGGAAGAAGTTCAAGAAGTGTTGTCACAAGAAGTGTTGTTACGACAAGGAGAGCAGGATTATGGGACCGAACGGAAGACTGGCGTTACCGGGGCCACAAGTGGCCCCACAGATGCAACTGGCAACGCCGCTAAACGATATCCAACTGGTGGCGCTCATGGCGCCGCACTGCGAAGGGCAGACGCCTTACCTAAAGGTGGCCGCGGCGATGGAGTTTGTAGCCGAAGCTATCGCTCAGGCTGAGGGTGGGCAAGCACTTGGCCGGTTGGCCGAAGCAAAGCTGCGAGCCCGACAACTCAGCGCGTGATCCATGCCGCCCTTTATGTGACTCCAGATTAACCCTGCTCGGACTGGTCATTACATAAGGGCGGCTGTTTTTGTGGCCGCCGGACTCCTTGGGGGCCGGCGGCCTTTTTCTTTGGGGCCGACCGATGGACAAGATCGACATAGCCCTCTGGCATCAGTGCGTGCATTCGTGCCCCAAGCACCAAATGCCTGCAAATGCCCTGCCGTACCTGTGCCGGCCGATTGACGGCTGTCGCGTGCTGCTGGTCGATGGCGACAAAGTGAAGACGACACCAGACACGCCCAAGGACGAGAAAGACGGCAAGCCGCACATGGACTTCGTCGAAGGCGGCAACGATCTGGAGGCCGATTGGGTGAAGAGAGAGTTCGGGTCCAATGTCATCATCCTTGACGACAACATTGTGCCGCACGACTGGCCCTTCATCGCCATGCACGAAGCGGTAGAGCGGCGATGGATGGCCAAGGGCTTGTCATACGTAAATGCCCACATGAAAGCGAACGCGGTCGAACTGGCGCTGCGAAAGGCCATTCTGAAAGGAGGCCAGCATGCCATTGCCCAATGAGCAAATGATGGACTTCCTGTTTCCGTTTAACGGCATCGACCTCTATTCGGCGTTTGCCACGCAGCGGCAAGGAACGACCAGAACAGGCGTCAACGTGCGCGCCTTCGAACCGTCCACGCAGCGAGCCCGAGGCGGCAATCGGCCCGGACTGAGCAAGTACATTCCCCCGCAGCTGCCGACGGGTGCTCATTTGGTCCAGCATTTGAGCATCATCGTGGACCCGACGCCGTTAGCGACTCAGGACGACGCCGAGCTGGATGATCCGAACAGCGTTGTCGATCCGACCGACAATCCGCCGGGCAGCGACCCCACAAACTTCAAAGACCTTCGCGTGCGCAATCGCGGCCGTCGCGTTCGCAAGGGCGGCTGGGGCAGGCAGCCCAATCGGAACCGTCCGCCCAAGCAGACCACCAAGAATGCCATTAAGTTGGTGCAGACCAGGACGGGCCTCGACGCTTCGTCCAATCAAAACACGCTCCCTTCGGCTGTGAAGCAGGGGCGCTTGATAGTCGTCTTTGCCCTGCACGTCGAACCGAACATCACCGGCGCCACAGACTTCATCACTGACTCGCTGGGCAATGTCTACGGCCAGGCCGGCGGCTACGTGGCGACATCGACGGGCATTCTCGGCGAAATCGCCCTCTCGCTCTGGTGGACCATGTCGCAATATTCGGGGCCATGCACGGTCACGGTCTCAAACTCCCAGGGCTCGCAATACGGCTTTCCGCTCAATGTCTCCGAGTGGGCGAACGTGTCAAGCATCGCCACCCTGGCCGGAGTTTCCAACGGAGTTGTAACGTCCTTTAACGGAGCCACGGCCATCGACGCCGGCGCCGTCAACGTCACCACCTCCGGCCAGCTCGTCATCTCGATTTACGACGCGCGCAACAGTTTTACCTCGGTAGGCCCCTGGTCGCCGAGCGGAGCCATGACGGCCTTGGGCAATTGGGCCGGCTTCCCTTTCGACTTCGCCAGCTACAAGATCGCCCCGGCCGTGGGCTCCTTCGATCCGGTGGCGACAACTTCGGGAGGCTTCAATGCTTTCGGTTTAGGTTTGGCCGCGATCTTTAACCACATATAGGCCCGCGCATGCCGGAGCGAATCAAGGACCTGATGTTTCCCATGGCCGGCATCGACTTGATGAACGGCTTCAACCGGCAACTGCCGCGCGAGATGCACAACCAGGAGTGGGGCAGGACAACGATTTCCGGAGTGAACGTCCGCGGCTTCGAGCCGGCCAGCCAAAGAGCACGCGGAGGAGCCCGGCCGGGGCTCAAGAAGTATGTTTCGGTGCCGGTGATTGCCGGCTGGATCCTTCAGGAGTTGGCACTGTTAGTAGGCGACGGTTATGCGCCGCCGGGTGGACACATGCAAGCCTCTCAATCAGGACGAGTCGTTACGCTGGTGGCGGTCAGCCAGGGCCAGGTCTACGTCGCCAATGCCGGCGATCAGACGTGGACGGCCGCGATCAACACGACGGGCTTGAATCCGCCGCTCAACTTCTCCGGATTGATTTACTCGGCGCCCAACAATCAAAAGCTCTGGTTTGCCGACGGCACCAACTGGTGCTTCTACGATCCCGCGATCAACACGATTGCCACCTGGAAGCCCTCGGCCGGCGTCCTGCCCGTTGACAACCTGAACAACTTGCCGCGCCTGATCGCTCTCTGGCGTGGCCGCATCGTCGTCTCTGGACTCCTGAATGATCCGCAAAATTGGTTCATGTCGGCCGTTGCCGATCCCACGAATTGGGATTATGGGCCGCTCTCGGTCAGCCCAACGCAGGCGATCGCCGGCAACAACGCGCCTCAGGGCCTTATCGGCGACTGCATCACTGCGCTCATCCCCTACAGCGACGACGTGCTGATCTTCGGCGGGGATCACTCTTTGTACATGATGAACGGTGACCCAATGGCCGGCGGCCAGATCGACCTGATCTCGGCCGATATCGGCGTGGCCTGGGGCATGGCCTGGTGCAAGGACCCCTACGGCACGCTCTACTTCCTGAGCAACAAG